GATGATTTAGCATAGTCTAAGAATACATTTGGATGCATAATAATCTTGAATCTTTCTCCAGTTTGTCCTTGTGATGCAAGGAATGTAGTAGCTTTTAATACTAGGTCTAAGTCCATAGTATCAGCAGCTTTTAATTCACTTCTCTGAGTAGCAGTTCCTGCGAAAAGGCTACCAATAGAACTATTCAAAAGTGAGTCTTGAATGAATTCATCGATAAGTCTTCCTGCGTTGTTAGCCAATTCTCTTCCTTGTGCAGCGATGATTGGAAGTAATGTTTCTACATCAAGTACATCTGAAATGATTGAGTAGTCTCCTAATTGAACAGGTACTGCAGTTACAGTTTTAACTACATTTTTGTGTCCGTCTGGAGTAACTCCTTCAGTCAAAGCAGCTTGTGCAAGAGTAGTTTTCATAACTCCTAATCTTGGCCAAGTAATTGATTTGTATCCTACGTGTGAAGCTTTTACTCAGAACTTCATGAATACAGTAGATGGTTCACCATTCTCTAAGAATGATTTTTTAAGTAAGTAAGTAAGGAAATCATTTACGTTACTAGCGTCATTAATGTTTCCAGTCTGCATTTGGTTTGCAGCGTTCTCTGTCGAGATGTTAAATCTGTCGAAAGGCATAATAAATAAATGTTTAATAAGCTAAAAGTATTTAGCCATCCAACATTAATTATGATACCAAGATTGAGTTTTAGCAAACTTAAGTAATTCTTCAGTGTTCATATCACTAAGTTTCTTTCCCCCAACCTCAGTTGTTGGATTAGCTCATGCGATAACACTTTTAGGTCAATCGTTAGAAGTCTGAGTCTCAGTCTGAGTAGCAGTCTGAGTTGTAGCAACCTTTCAGTTCTGTCCCTCATATAAAGATACCATATCATTGATACTTAATGAACTGTATTTGTCAGCGAAGGAATCGAAATCCCCATCGTAACCTTTACCTTTCATTAGGTCTCCAAAGAATGATTTTTTATCTGCAGCTCTTCCTGCGATTTCTGCATCTAATTTTGCCTGTAGGTCAGCCATTTCTTGACTATGTTTCTCTCTCAAAGCAGCATATCAAGATTTTTTCTCACCTTCAGTGTTATCAAGTTCCATATCAGTCATCTGATAATAAATAGAATGTAAAGTCAGAGCATTCTACAACTCCGAATTGATTTAAAGTCTTCAACTTGACTACAATTGATTAGTTTAACGTCTTGCAACTTCGGACGAGATTATTTGAGAGTCTAATCTACTCATTCAACTTTTTCTCAACGCATGATAGCCTCAGCTTTCTGCATGGCCTCTTGTGCTTTCTTTACATCTTCTGGGTCAGTAGTGATTACTTTTACAAGTCTCTCCATCTCTCCCATACCTTGTATTAAAGCTCCAAGAACTTCATAGAATGAGAATCCTTCAGTTTTAGCATTGAAACAGTTATCTTTAGCAAGTACAATGATACTTTCTTCCTGTTTCTTCATTCTTTTTTCCATGCATTTAAGTAGGATTCCCCATCATGCACTCTGAGCTAGTTCTTTTACTTGCTCAATTTCTTCATCTGTGAGGTCATCGAAGTTCTTTTCTTCTACCTCTGTTTCTTCCTGCTCTTTATCAGCAGTCATTAATTCTTCTTCTAAAGCCATAGTTAGTTATGCTTATCAAATAAAATGCTTTTGTTGTTCTCGATAATCCACTTCATAGGCTTACCATAAGTAGTTTCTAAAGCTGACTTTACTTGGTCTAAGAATAGTGTCCTATCGATTGTGTCCATTCACTCTGTCATGATTGCTATATCCTCCTTAGAAAGCATATCTATTCACTTATGATACTTCTTAAGGAAGTTATGAATCATTCTCCTGTAGACTTCTTGCTTGTATCTCTTCTTCTTAGCTCTATCTATGTCCTCTATCTTGATTTTCTCTCTATAAGGTTCTTCCTTGATTAGGTCATTAATATCTCTAAGAATCTGCCACATGATTATAGTCTCTCAGTTAAAAACTTTTTAAGCTTTTCTACCATTTCCATGTCTACATTGTGTTTCTCTAGCCATTCTTTGTCCTTCTTGAACACGTCTGAGCTGAGTCAATGTGACTGAAGATATCTCCTAATGTCCTCTGGTAGCATGAACATTGGAACTGGAGCAACCTGTGCCTCAAATTTTATTCTTCACACAGGCTTAACTATTTTTGAACCACCAACGTCTCCAATTACATTTTGAGCTTGTTTTTCTATCTCAGACTGAACGTTGTTCGTCTCAGCATTCGCAACTTTGCTCTCTGTATTTTGAGGGATGGTAGTAACTGGTTTTTTTGTTTCAGATACAGTCTTTTTTTTAAAGGTAATCTGTTTCTTAGCCTTTGCCATTATGTAATATTATAATATAAAACTATCACATTCAATTAGACACGTCCAGACTCTGCATTCATCATACGTTCAGACTTGTTCATCTGTTTCAATGACTTCATACGTCATATCATGTTCATGAATCTACATTATCTGTTGTAGCGTAATTGATTTTAGTTAATGGATTCTGATTGTCTTCTCATGCAGATTTGAAGTCTGTAACCTTTGGTTGTGCTGCCATATTCATCTCTTCGCTACCTAATCACTGTCTTGATATATACTGTAGTGCTTGGATAGCTCTGAATTTAGCATCAGTCTCGTCTGCTTTGTTGTAGTACCATAGTCTCATCTGTAAGTTACAATCAACTGGGATATAGATATCCATATCCTGGTTAAGAAGTAATACATCTTGTTTACACTGGTACTCTTCCAAATCCATCTTAGTAACTGAATCTATCTCACTCTCATCCAATCCATTATAGTAAGCAATCGCTCTCTGTATGTTGTTTATTAAGAATGGAGGAGTGGTTGGGTCATTCACTAACATTTGATACTGCTCTTGGTAAGCAGTTTTCTTCTCTTGATAGATGATATCCTTTAAGATAGGGTCAACTACCATTACTGAGAAGTCTCATTTAATCTGTTTCTTAGTGATTTTCTTATATGTTCAGCTTAGTCCATTGTTTACTCTTCTGATTACTTTCTTCTTAGAGTCTCTCCAATGGTATAGCATGAAGTCTCTATATAGCTCAGCAAAGTCCTTAGTTCAGTAAGATAAAATCTGATTCTGTAATGATGTAATCATATTAGCATTGATTTTCTGTATCTTACTGGCTGTTGCTGTGTTAGGGTCACTGTTTCCAGATAATCCTAGTCACTGTGCTGTAGCATTCGTGAATGATTCTGCCAATGCTTTGTTCTTAATCATTCACAATGAGTTATATAAGTCAGTACTTATCTGTGTTTGTGGCAACTCATATACCATAGATGCGATAGGTTTTGTAAGGTCTCTCATCTTAACAGGAAACCATCTGTTTTTAATACTCTGGTTCTTCAAAGTATTAATATTGTTCATGAATACCTGTTCGTCTATGAAGATGTTTCCTCACATGGCCTCTCTAGTAACCTTAATCTTATATAGGTTAAGTAAGAGTTGCTCAGTTCTATGTCAATCTTCTATAATATTAATTAATGACGTTCCCCACCAGTCCTGTGCATCGTATGCAAATCAGTAAACTGCGATAGGAATTATATTATCTGTCTCTGGTACGTCATATATATCTAGGATTTGGTCACAGAGCATAAGCACTAAATATAGCTTATTCTCTCATGTTTCTTCATCATAGATATATGTGTAGTGGTAGTGGATTGTATAATGTCCTGTAGTGGAATTATAACATGTAGATACACTTCTTAGGAAGGCATCCTCTGTCTCCAAACCATTAATATATACATCATAGTTATTAACTATCATCTCTTTGAACTCTTTATTGGCTGATACTGGCAGTTCTTCTAACTGTTTTCTCGTAACAACTCTATCGAATCCAAAGAAAGGGTAGTCTTTTACTTGGAGTGAACCGTCGTTATATGGATAAACAAATCTTGGGTCTATCCTTTGAACTGTAGGTACGTTCCTTTTTTTGTCGTATCAACTAAATAGATATACTGCTTTTCAGTATTTAGCGATATCTTCTAGCCCCATGTATCTATCGAAATCCCATCTTTCGTTTACATAGTCAGTCTTGAACATATCTGTGAAGTTTCTAGCCTCCATCTGATATAATATGTTCTCGTCTTCCCAACTAACGTCTGGTTCATTGATAATACAAGTGGCCTGCATTGTCCTTAGACAACTCCAGAATATCTGACTTCTTAGCAATTCATCATTTCTTTTAGTTGAATATATATCTTTTTGACTCATAAAAAGAGAGTTCTTAGAACGGTTTGCCTCGAATCCGTGCTTATACTCTCAGATTATTTTCTGTCTTAACTCATCTGTTAATTTTATCATTACCTAGATATTGAAGTTAAATAACTGCTTATTTCATCGTCGAAATATCTTAAGTATGGGTACATTCTCATTATCATAGTATCTAATAAGTCTGGACTCCTTCAGATTCTTGCTTTCATTTTCTCCTTAGGCTCTATCCTAGTCTTACCGTCTATAGATTTCTCATCTATATAGCAGTTTAACATCTCCTGTACTAAGATTTCCCAGTCCTTATCAGCATCGAAATGCTCCCATTTAACAGCAATTTCTCCTTTCTGTATCTTATCCTGTAGCAGGAACGCACATTGTGACTTAAGATTAGCGTAATTCTGCTTAGCTCATGTCTCTACTGGCTTAGAATTGTTTACGAATCCTGTAGAATACGGTATTCAGTCTACAACTCATCATCCTACTCAGTCAGCATCGATTATTATG